CTACCTGAGCCTGATGCAGAGGACACTATTTTGGGGTTTGGTGACACTGTCAAGGTAGTTTCTACACAGAAGATTTACCATGCTGATACCCTTGTCTGCTATATCTGTCAGGTGAGGGAGTAATGGCTAAGCAGTTCTCCGTAAAAGCTGACCCTAACTTTAGCAAGAGGATAGAGGACAAACTAGAGAAAATGGCAGAAGAGAAGATAGAAAACCTTCTGCTAAACATGGCTTCGGATGCAACAAGGTGGTCCCCAATTTATTCTGGTGCATACGTTCAGTCTTTTTCTTTTCAGTCTAATACATCAACGAGGGGTCGCAGAAGGCAGTCTCGCAAAGAAGGTGGCGGATCAGAAGCAGATCGTCAACAGGGCTTTAGCAATCTTGTAGGTGATGTCAACAAGATACTGAATACCACAAGTATTGTCGATTTGAAGACTATCACACTCCGCAATGACGCCCCCCATGCACAGCTAGTTGAACGTGGCGCACAAAACATGAAGGGTCCGGGGCCAAACAACTCATGGCCTGTGTTTGCTAAACTTCGGGATAAATACAGATAATGGCTAGTATCTATGATGACATCCGTGCTGCCCTTGAGGTGAAGCTGTCTGGTATCTCTGGCCTGCCTGAAGTGGCTTGGGAGAACCTCACTTACAGTCCCACTACAGGAACCTCATTTGTCAAGCCTCGTTTAGTTCCTACGGTGCGAGAACCTGCTGTCCGAGGTCTTAACCCACAGATTTATTACCAAGGCATCTTCCGAGTTGACTGTTTTGTTCCTGAAGGTCTTGGTCCTAGCGCTGCTGATGATCTGGCAGACAAGATTATTGATGCTTTTGAGGCTACGACAGACGTATCCAATGGCAGCACTATCGTATCCATCCGCTATGCAGAACGAGAGCAAGGTATGCCGGATGGGTCATTCTTCATGGTGCCCGTGAATATCTCGTGGTACATTTACAGCTAATAGGAGAACCTCTATGTTCGCACAAGGAAGCCGCAGTGGTCTGTCGTATATCGTAGAATCCACTTTCGGCACTACTCCAGCAGGTGATTTCACTGCTATTCCCTATAACACACATTCGCTTAACCTTACCAAAGAGCGTGTCACTGGTAACGAAATTCAACCAGACCGTATGCTTCGGGTGGACCGTCATGGTAACCGTCAAGCTGTTGGTGATATTGTTGTTGACCTTCGTGATGGCAACTTTGACCCTTTCCTAGAGTCAGCACTTCAGAATACTTGGGATAATACCCCTGTCGGCCCCGATGAACTGAAGGTTGGTACTACACCTAAGTACTTCTCTATTGAGGATGCTGCACAGGACATCGCCCAGTATCGTTTGTTCACTGGTATGGCTGTTTCAAACATGTCTGTGTCTATTGCCCCTAACCAGATGGTTACTACTACCTTCTCTATGGTTGGTAAGGATATGACTATCAGTGGCACTGGTAAGACTGTCAATGACGCTACTATCGCACAGCCCTTCGACAGCTACTCTGGTGATGTTGCTATCGGTGATGTTGCAAGTTCCAGCACTGCTGCTATCGTAACTAGCCTTGAGTTTTCTATCGACAATGCCCTCTCGCCTACCTTTGTTGTTGGTGATGATGCTACTCCGCACCTTGAGACTGGTATGGCAACTGTAGAAGGTACTCTGACTGCCTACTTTGAGGATGCTGCACTTATCAATCGCTTTATCAACGAGACTGAGAGTGAACTTGTTGTGTCAGTGAATGACCCCACTGGTGGCAATGAGTATACCTTCACCTTCCCGAAGATCAAGGTCAATGGCTCTGATGTTCCTGTTGATGGTCCCACTAGCCGTATTATCACTCTGCCGTTTGTGGCTCTGTACGATGCGACTACCGAGACCAACCTGATGATCCAACGTCCTGACACGACTTAAGTAATCCTCTAGCTAGAGGCGGGGAGGCATGAGTGTCGGGTCTTGTGTCTCCCCATTAGAAACGCCCGACAACCCGATAACCCGATAACCCAATTAAAGGATACACCCGATGAAGCCTTTTGAGTTTGTTGTCCACTGGAAGCATGACCCTTATGACGGAGAATTGACTTACCCTGACAAACTTCAACTTGTCTGTGGTCACAAAGTCCTTGCTTCAATAGAAATGGCAGAGCTTAAAGCCGCCCTCGAGAAAACCCCGAAATACTAACCTAAAGGATACACCCGATATGTCTGACCTTATGAGTCTCACACCCCAGAAAGAAACCGTAGTCACTAAGCTGACTGACCCTCGTGATGGTAGCCCACTGACCCACAACAAAAAAGAGATGTGGATTGAACGCTACCTGCCTCACACTGCTGAGTACAAACAAGCACAATATAAGCGCACTCAGAAGTATCTCAAGGCTGCACAGAAGGCTAAGACTACTGATGTTGATGTAGACCTTTATGAAGCTGAACAAGACCGTATTGAGGTGATGGCTGAGACTACTGTGGCTTGGCAGATTTACTACGGCGGTGAGTGGGTAGAGTTTAACGTCAAGACTGCTAAAGACGTATACAGCAAAGCATTCTGGATTGTCGAGCAGCTTCAGGAAGAGGAGAACTCGGCAGACGTTTTTACGAAAGGTTGATGTCTGACTTACTGTCTTGGGCTGAGTTTGAGTTCCAGTTGAATAAGACAGATGAACAAGGCATCACCGAAAGAGAACACTTACAACAAGTAGAAAGGCAGACTGGATTTACACCGAAAGCATTGGACAACCCGACACAATTTCCTTCGCTATTGATGTATCTGTGGTCTGCCTTTTGTAGTTTAAACTCTGCTAGAACTGCTGGCTTCTCTGGCCCCAACCCGATTACCTACACTGAACTTAAAGCATGGAAGGAACTCACTGAGACACCACTTAAGGCTTGGGATGTGCAGGCTATCAAGAGGTTGGATCAAGTGTTTATTAGGGTAGCAAATGGCTGACGCAAAGTACGTTTTCGATTTCTCGGATATAGTTGAGGCTCGTAGAGAGATTCGGAACTGGAAGAGGGATAATTCTGACGCTATTGATGTTGTAAACTCCCGTATGAGAGCTATGGGAAAAACCTCTGAAGTTGCTTTTAACCAGTTCGGTAGGGCAGCTACAAGGGCGCAACAAAGGTCTAAGCGTTTTGCTTCTGTTGGCCTTCAACAAGTTGGTTATCAGGTAGGTGACTTTGCAGTTCAGCTTCAAGGTGGCACTAACGCTGCTGTAGCTTTTGGTCAACAGTTCTCACAGCTTGCAGGTATCTTTGGGGCTGGTGGTGCTATCGCTGGTGCTGCCGTTGCAATCGGGACTGCTTTCGTAGCGCCATTACTAGAAGCTAAAAAAGCGGCGGCTGACACGGAAGAACAATTTCAAGAGTTGGCTTCAACCCTTAAAAACATAAAGGAAATCAGGCTTGACGGGATTGCCCGTGAGTTCTCTGAACAAGCAGAAAAAGCAAAGCAGAGTTTTAATGACATTCTAGGGATTCTTGAACGTGTCCAAATGAGGACATTGCGCCAACAGCTTGAAGCGCCACTTAATGCTGTCCTACAAGAAATTAAGTCCTTTGATGTCAGAAGTCAGGTACTCGGGGCTTTTTCAGAAGTTGATTTTAAAAGTGCATTAGGATTAGAATCAAGACAAGAGGCAGTGTTTTTAGCTACGCAACTTAAAAGACTTGATGGGGAAACCAAAGAGGAGTTGCGGGAACAAGTAGAGAGCATCTCAGAGGCATTGATGCTTAGGGGGATTCTAACCCCTGAAGTTGAAAAAATGTTGGCGAAATTGGCTACAGAACTTTCTCTACAACAAGATATAAATTCTGAGGTGGAGAAAGCCGGGGAAAACGCAAAAGTCCTCGCTGAAATGACTGAAGCAGCGCAAGCCGCCGGGGAGGCTCTTAAAGTTACTGCTGAAGGTATCGTAAGTGCCTTTAAGGCCGCGTCAGGAATTGACTTTTCAGGTCCCATACAAAAAGCACTAGACAAGGCTATCGCCTTCGGCAAGACTGTACTTGGGCGCTTTATGGGTGGTACTTACACTTATGACCCCCAAGGGGTTGGACGTGGCCGTAGTGCAGGCCGAGGAGGGCCAACAGCAGCCGAGATTCAAAGATATGATCCGCGCGCTCAAATAGCTTACCAACCGGGAGGAACGGCAGGTGTCCCTCTACCTAACTTTGGGGGATCTTCAGGCGGCGGAGGAGGGGGCGGCGCAGCAACCGTGTCACCAGCGCAACAGGCTAAGGAGTATTTTGAGACTTTGAACCAAGAAGCGGCATTGAAGCGCCAACTCGTCGGGCTGAACGAGGATGATGCTTACGCCCTTGAGCGTTCCGCTGAAATCAAGAAGAGACTTGAAGGGATCGAAGAAGGTCTGTCTTCGACGTATAGTGAACGTATTGAGCAACTCATCAAGACCGAAATTGAGACGCGCAAGTTGATGGAAGCCGAACAGCAGCGTCAACAGTTGATGGACACGGTTGAGGGGCACATTGAAAACGCCTTCATGTCGTTCGTGGATGGCTCCAAGTCTGTTGAGGATGCGTTCCGAGGCATGCTCCGTAATATCATCCTAGCAATATATCAACAGCAGGTTGCTAAGCCCGCTGCGACGGCGGTAGGAAACATCATTAGCACGATCTTCAAGGCTGACGGCGGTGCTTTCAACCGAGGCGTAGAGTTCTTCGCCAATGGTGGCGTTGTTAATTCGCCCACAATGTTCGGACACTCCAAGGGCATCGGCGTTATGGGTGAGGCGGGGCCAGAAGCTATCATGCCTCTCAAGCGTGGTAAGAACGGTAAACTGGGTGTTCAAATGGAAGGCTCAAGTCAGCCTGTTATTGTCAACAACAACTTCAATATCTCTGCTAACGGAGATGATTCAGTGAAGCGTATCATACGTGGGGAAATCCCAAGAATTACTGAAGCAACTAAAGCAGCAGTAGTAGACGCAAAGCGTAGGGGTGGTTCCTACGGAAGGAGCTTCTAAGTATGGCGATTTCTTACCCAGTTAGTACACCTACAGATATTGGTATTGCTGACATCCAACTCAGTGCCACTAACGCTGTAGCTGTGTCTAGGTCCCCCTTCACGTTTTCCACTCAGGTACATGCTTACTCTGGTGAGATGTGGTCTGCTAGTGTAACTATCCCTACAGTGCGTAAAGACCTTGCAGAACCTTGGGTAGCTTTCCTGTTATCCCTACGTGGGCAGTATGGAACTTTCCTCTTGGGTGATCCTAATAGGACTAGCCCTCAGGGTACAGCTACAAGTGCTACCATTACAGGCTCATTAGGTGATCGTAGTGTTACTGTAGCTATGGCTGGCACCCTTAAGGCTGGTGACTACTTTCAGCTAGGCTCTGGTGCTACTGCCAAACTGCATAAGGTACTTGTAGATAAGTCAGGAAATGGCACCCTAGAGATATGGCCCGCTCTTAGGGATGACTACACAACAGCTACAGCTACTCTCACTAACCCAAAGGGTGTATTCCGCTTAACCTCTAACTCTACTCAGTGGGGTATTGGTAGTAGTTCAGCGTACAGCATTCAATTTGACGCAATGGAGGACATCTAATGTCCAGAACAGTTCCAGCGGATATTCTAACGGCTCTAGCCCAACCCGAAGTACAGCCGTTCTACGCAGTAGAGATTGATCTTGATAGTGCCCCGCTGCGCCTCTGGACGGGGTATGGTGAGCGCACGATTGACGGTCAGACCTACACAGGCGGCGGAGACCTTGTTAATATCAGTGGACTAGAAGAGGTTGCTGATCTATCTGCCAAGAACATTACGCTCACCATCAGCGGCATGCCGCCGGAAGTTGTGTCGCTTGCCTTGCAAGAACCTTATCAGCGTCGAAAAGTGCGTGTTCTTTGGGGTGTGCGAGATGTTGACGATTTTGTTGAGGTGTTTTCTGGTAGTCTCAATCAAATGGTCATTGAGGACGGAGCAGAGTCCGGCACGATCAGCGTTACTGTGGACAGCAAGTTGGTTGAACTGGAACGCGCATCCAACCGTCGATATACTTCCCTGAGCCATAAAACCCGGTATCCGAATGACACATTCTTCGACTTTGTCGCTCAAATCCAAGACAAAAACGTCAGATTTCGGGGCACATAATCTTCCTAAATACTTGAAGTCCGTAAAGGACAAGCCGTTCAAGTGGGGAGAACACGACTGCCTTATCTTCACGAACAACGCATGGAAAGAGATGTACGGGTATGGTTGGTCTGAGGATTGGCTGGGCCGGTATATGAAAGACGGACGCTTGTTGCGGAAGGAAGAGTTGCGCTCTGAATATGGTTTTTGGGATTTCAACAAGGCCGTAGACAGCAAGTTGAAGAGAATCGAGTACATACCGCCACGAGGTGCACTCGTAACAACACAGAAAGCCCGCAGGTGGGCTATAGGAAGCGCATTGGGTATTTCTGTAGGAACTAAAGCGGTGTTCCTAGGGTCCAATGGTTTGATCTATCACCCTATTGAAACAATAGATAAGGCTTGGGTAGCAAAATGAAGCGTCAAGAACCGTTCAATGTAATAGCCAACCCGAACTCTTGGGAGCGAAGCCCAAGGGCCGAATCTATTGTTCTTGCACTCGGCGGATTCTCAACAACCGCCGCCGCTACAGCCGCTCTTGGTGTCGTCGGTTTCAACTTGGCAGTCTTGGGTGTATCAGTCGGTCTATCTCTAGTAACGTCGTGGGCTGTTGCCGCACTGACTCCCCTGCCGCCAACCCCCAAGCAAAGTATTTTGGTCAATTCCCGTGAAGCAGCGGCAGCGCAGGATATTGTCTACGGCGAGACCCGTAAGGGTGGCACCATCACTTACCTTGAGACAACCCGTGACGGTAGTGTTCTCTATCAGGTTATCGCCCTTGCCGCGCATGAGATCGAAAGCGTGGAGGCGATCTACCTCAACGATGAAGAGGTAACTCTTTCAGAAGACGGGTATGCGAGCGCCAGTAAAGAAATTCCGCCGTTTCTTGAGGATAGGTATCCTGAAGGAGTGTATTCGAACGGTATTAGAGAAGGTGCAGGGTGGGTCACGAATCCGAATTGGTCAGATGACCGCGAATCTCGGCACGAGGTGCGAATCTTCTACCATCTGGGCAATCAGACTTCCTATGACGATACTTTCGCCAATTCGTCCGTAGAATCTCTTGAAACGGTGTTCTTCAATACCGGCAAGCCTGACGAAGATAGTCAGAATTTCGGAGGAGAAGGCCAACCGACCAAACAGTCCTTCGTGGGTAATGGAATTGCCTACCTCTTCGTTCGGTTCTCTTATTCAAGCGAGGTATTCCAGAACGGTATTCCCACGGTTACGGCAAAGATCAGAGGCAAAAAGGTCTACGATCCGCGTACCGAAACGACAGGTTATTCGAACAACGCGGCGCTTTGTGTCAGGGACTTCATTCGAAGCGAGTACGGGCTTAACGACCCTGAGATTGATGACGTTGTGTTCTCTGCTGCTGCGAACACTTGTGATGAGAACGTACCACTAGACGCAGGCGGCACAGAAAAACGATACACCATCAATGGTGTGGTGAGGGCAGACCAATTCTATGGCGATGTTTTGCAGGAGATGGTCACAGCCTGCGCTGGTACTCTCTATTGGGGCGGCGGCAAGTGGAGACTGCGGGTTGGTGAATACAACGCACCGTCGAAGAATTTGACACTGGACGATCTTAGGTCTGAAATCAGTTTGCAGACCCGTGTGAACCTTCGAGATCAGTTCAATAGGGTTCAGGGTGTCTTCACAGACGCAAATCAGAGGTACATCGCGGCGGACTATCCTCCTGTGGTTTCTGAAGGTATAGGTAGCTTCACAGAGCAGGATGGGGGTGTACCTCAGTCGCTGAACCTTGATCTCCCCTTCACGACCAGTTCTTCCGCCGCACAACGCCTTGCGAAAATGACGTTGTTCCGTGGTCGAGAGCAGATGACGTTTACGGCTGATTTCGGTCTAAACGCCTTTGATGTGGATGTTGGCGAGATCATATCCTTGACCATTGATCGGTACGGATGGGATGAGAAAGAGTTTGAGGTTGTCGGGTGGAAGTTTGGCAGCAATCAAGAGGCCGGAGACCTCCGCATCACGCTAACTCTAAGGGAGACCTCAGAGGCTGCTTTCGATTGGAATGCCGAAGAATTTGAAATTATTGGAAACGATACAAATCTAAGTGGCATTGTTGAGCCTGTTACCAATCTAACAGCAACAGCCAATGGGTCTACCAACGCCGCAGGAATTTTTATCAATAGTATTCTCGTGGATTGGGATCATCCAAGCACGACAGGCTATTACCGCGTTGAGTGGACGAAAAACACCGCCATCGACTATGATGCACTCGGTGGGATTATTGAGGAAGCTGACGCGGTAACGGACCGTGAAAAGTTTATCTACAAAGCCTTTATTGAGTTGCTTTACCGTCAACCTGCCCAAGATGGCTTTGACTACTACAACACGGGTGGCGGGTCGTCTCTTACGGAAGAACAACTAAGGGCTGAACTCCTAGCATCACCAGAACGCAACTCTCTAAACTACACAGGGACTCTGGTCTACAACCCAGCCACTGAGTATGTCATCATTCCGGTTGTGGATAATACGATCTACCATATCAGGGTTCGCGCTGTTAATAGCTTCGCACAACCCTCTGAATGGCGGTCTGTGACGTTTGACACCACTGCTGATACGACATCTCCAAATGAACCAACAAATGTAATTGCGACAGGCTATTTCCAGTCTGCGGTTATCTCTTGGACACCACCAACACAGAACACAGACGGGTCAAATCTTGAAGACCTGAAGCAATACAACATTTACCGTAGCTTGGCTGATAACTTTGCGTCTGCAACGGTTGTTGGGTCTTCTCAAACTCCTTCCTTCAGGGACGTGGGCTTGGATGACAATACCGTATACTACTACTGGGTGACGGCGGAAGATTTTAGCGGTAACGAGGGTCCTCCTAGTCTATCAAATGACGCAACCACGAACTTCATCAGCGCCGCTCAAATGGTTTCTGATATTCGTGAGGAGATTGGTGCTGCTAGAATTGATGTAGTTTCTTCTTTGCCCTCCGGGGCGGGCTATAGTGCAGGCGACTTCGTATTCCTGACAACCGACAAGAAGTTGTACGAGTGGAATGGCTCGTCTTGGTTAGCTGTTATCGGAGATATTGCTCCGGGCAGTATCACTACCACTCAGATTGATGACCTTGCGATCACTACACCAAAACTTGCTTCAAACTCTGTGGATACTGCTCAACTCAGGACGAATGCAGTTACTGCCGGTAAGATTGAAGCTGGTGCGGTCTCTGCGGATAAGATTGCAGTTACGGACCTCGCTGCTATTACCGCCAATCTTGGGGAGGTGACCGCTGGTAGTATTAATACGCTCAGCAGTGGTATCGGCGTTCAAATTAACGTAGCCGGAAAGCCCAACTCAACATATATTTACAACAACCAGCTTGGTGTCTACGCACTCTACTCAGAACACACACGCGCGGGTAGCGGCTGCGCTCTGTTCAAATCAGACGGCGGTTGGACACTCCAGCTTGACAATACCCGTAGTGGCTCTAACGCCTTTGGTCCTCACATGACACTCAACGCGGGGATGAGTAGCGGCTTAGGTGGCAGGGCGTGGATTGGGGTTTCCAATGCCGGGGGTGGTTATGGCGTAGACGTTCGATCTGGCGGCTACTACGACACCAGCGGTGGTGGCTATAACCCGTTCACTGGTCGTCACGATGGTATGATTTCCAAACTAGCAACCTATGAACTTGGGGATATTGTAGTTGATGGTCCAATCGTTGTCAGAGACCTGACAGACAACTTCACTGAGTTTGAGGTTTCTTCTTCAGCCAATCAAAAGGGTGCTGTTGGAGTTCTTGCGAGGGTTCATCCGCATTGGCACACACCAGCCGCTTTCGTAGATCAAGCTGCAACAGAAGCTGCACAAGCGGCACACGTCTCAACACCAGAAGAACCTGCTGGTCCTATCATTACTCACACCAACGTCTCTGACTATGAGGATGACTACGATCTTGTGAACGTCAACTCCGTAGGCGAGGGTAGTATCAATGTCTGCGGCGAAGGTGGCAACATCTCCAAGGGCGACCTTATCGTCACATCTAGCACACCCGGTAAAGGGATGAAGCAGGCAGACGACATTCTACGCAGTTACACCGTCGCCAAAGCGCGTGAGGACGTGACGTTCAGCACTCCAAACGAGGTCAAGATGGTCGCCTGTATTTACTTGTGCGGGTAGCGCCAATGGCAAGTCGTCCGACACAAAGATGAAAACCTAGAGATAAGGATAAAGCAATGTACAAACTCTCTCAACGCAGTATGCAGAACCTTTCAGGAGTACACCCTGACTTGATTGCTGTAGTGAAACGTGCCATTGAGATCACTGAACAAGACTTCAGCGTGATTGAGGGTGTTCGTAATATTGAACGCCAGCGCCAACTAGTAGCTAAGGGTGCTAGTCAGACTATGAACTCTCGGCACTTGACAGGCCATGCTGTAGACCTTGCGCCCTACCCTTTGTCTTGGGACTGGGAGTACTTCTACCCTATTGCTGATGCTATGAAGCAAGCTGCTGAGGAACTTGATGTAGACCTTGAGTGGGGTGGCGCGTGGCATATCTCTCCTTTTTATTCTTGGAAGGGTCTTGCGGAAGAAGCCGCAGATGATTACATTGAAACGAGACGGTCTCAAGGGAGAAAACCATTTCCTGATGGGCCTCATTGGGAGTTATCATGGAAGAGTTATCCGGCATAATTACTAGAGTATGTAATGACTGTCAGCTAGAGAAAAGTCTAGAGGACTTAGTTAAAAGCCCTAGATGTAAATATGGCAGAAGAAAGCTCTGTAGGTCTTGTCTTGTTGTTAGACAGCAAGCTCGTTATGACCCCGTTGCTAAATCTGAGTATGACAAAAAACGCAGGCAGTCCAAAAGGGATGAGCTTCGTGCTTATGATCGTGAAAGAGCTAAGCTTCCTCACCGTAGGGCCGCTCACAACGAAGAAACACGGAAACGTAAAGCTAGGTTGAGGGACGCCATACCTAAGGATTACGACCGTGAAGGTGTGCTGGCTATGTATGAATTAGCGCAGAGATTCTCTAGGATAACAGGTGTAGAGATGCATGTTGACCACATCGTACCATTATCTCGTGGCGGAGAACATAATGTAGGCAATCTACAGCTTTTAGCAGCACCTCTGAATATAGCGAAGGGTGCTAATACTGATTTTCAACTTAGCTGGAAGAGTTACAAATGAGCGACAACCAATGGCACTTAAACAAGAGTGTCCCTATCACATTCATCCTAGCGATTATTGCACAGACTGTTGCCGTTATTTGGTTTGTTGCTACTCTTCGTAGTGATGTCGAGATGAACCGTCAGCAAATACTGCGGCATGAAGTTCGTATTGAGACTGTGGAGAATATCGTACAGAGCCAAGCCGTAATGCTCGCTCGTATTGATGAGAACCTAAAGGCTATCCGAGATGCAATCGAAAGAAACAGAGACCAAAAGTAAAACCTACAAGAGAGAGGTTGCATTCCTGCTGTTTGTGTGGTTAGTATATCTTGTAGAAACAAAGGAGCCTGAACTTGTCGAAATACTTACATTCCCGATATTCACGTTCGGCGCTCTTGCCTTTGGCCTTCAGTGGTATGCTCCTAATGGCGGGTTGCTCAGGCAGTCCTCTCAGCCTGCTGACAGGCGGTGGTCCCAACTTAGCAGCCAACGTTCAAGCTGGGAAGACGAACAGCCAGACAGTAGGGACTACCAACGTTACAGAGCAGACGCTAGTGAGGCCCAAGGCGAGGGATATCCGACAGACAGCAGACAACAACAAAGTAAAATCGGATAGTGTTGAGACTGTTGTGGTCAATGAAGTTCCTGTGTGGGTGATCTTGTTGTTAGTCCTTGGCTGGTTGTTGCCTAGCCCCGGTGAGATTGGTCGCTCTATCGCAAGCCTCTGGAAAAAGAAATAGCCCACTAAGGTTTTACCCCTAGTGAGCCTCTGTAGCCCTCGTTACGAAAGTAGCGGGGGTTTTTTCTATTCCAGCGCAATAGCGCGTCGGCCTATCGGCCTTGGTGCGGCCTAACAGCGTACTCACCTAAGAAGGCTTTGGGTGTTTCGGGGCCTCTGGTTTGCCGCTTTATACTCTACTACAGACCCTTTTTGGAGTGTACCTTATCGCAACACACGCTTGTTAATCATCTTCCACCCCCTTAAATTGTTTACTCCCGAAGTCCTCAAACCTTTCGTTTAGGTAGAGAGTGGTATAGGTGAGGATAACGGACATTGAGGACACCCATCTCCAGATGTAACCAACTACCATAACTAAGAGTAGGGCAACCACTAGGTTAGCTACGAGTAGTATTTGCGTCAGCATTGGTCTTTTCCAATCTGTGCAAGCATACGATCAGCATAATATTTTATTTTCTTCAAGTCATACTCAAGAGAAATCCCTTCTTTATTGCCAAGTCGATATGCGGCCTTAAAGATATTCCCCTGTGCAAATGACATATCTTTATACTCAATTAAGTCGTTTAGCGTAGAGCAGCCCTCTGGAAAATCATAATACTCCGAAGGCCCGCCATCACTAGCGATTTTCCCACTGTCCACTTTCCGTCCTTCCTCTCTGATGTATTCCCAGTATCTCATGTATCTCATCCTATAATCCAATCACAATCTTTAGTGATCCCCTTTGATCTGGATATTAGATTCCCTCCTCTGTGAAGACCTTGATCCACTCCCTACATATATCACTTCGAACCACATCGTCAATAGTAAACTCAATGATGGGAATAGGCAGCATATACTTTTTTGTGTAGTGGACCAACTTAGTCAACCCGTCAGCTTCCTTAAGATCACTTTGTTGCACATCACCATTAAGAACCAACTTAGAACCTTCACCAATACGAGTAACCAACATCTTAAGTTCTGGTAGTGTGATATTCTGTGCCTCATCTACAATCACGAAGGTGTCCTCAAAAGACCTACCACGCATAAGGGCCAGAGGAGCTACCTCAATGTTCTGATTCCTTAGTCCTGTCTCTACAACCCCTTTACTAAGGTGCTTCTCTAGGACATCTATGACAGGTAAAGCCCAAGGCGCACACTTCTCCTCTAGTGATCCCGGCAGATAGCCAATATCTTTTCCTACAGCCACATGAGGTCTTGTGATAACAATCTTATGAATGTTCTTCAGGTGGTACTGATTAGCAGCAAAGGTAGCTACACAATAGGTCTTACCAGTGTTGTGTGCGATTATACCTTCGTTGACGACAAAGTTGTGCCAAGGTGCCTCCATAGTTAGGTCATAGACTTCAACCTGCCCCAAGGGTTCTACAGAGGTGACAGTAGAAACTTGAGTAAACTCTCGGTTAAAGTTTTTGACATTCTCTCTAGAATGCAATGCAGCGTGTTCCGCTTTGGTCATCACTTTGAGGTTTTCTAGTCGATCATCAGAGCAGTCTCCGTTAATGTGATGCACCTCAATATCAGGCGCAAGAACAAACATGTGGTTATGGTAGGGGTCGTGCTTTAGGTCATGGATGTATTGGTCGTAAGGAACAGACATTATATCTGCCTCTATGACAAGCCTTGCCCTATGGTTACGTTTGTAGTGGTAGGTTTTACCATTCTCCTTTACAAATTTATCCCAGCCACCAAGATAATACTTCAAGCCCTCTACTACAACGCGATCTTTTTTACGTTCGTATTTGACACGGGAACCACTGCTCGCACAAACCATGCTACCTTTGCACAAAAGCCTATCACCGACGGCGACCTCCCCAGCCTTTTTAAAGCTCCCGTCTTCCAATAAGACACTGTCATCTAGAGTGATGTCAACTGACCCGTTGTTGTCAGTGGAAATCCTGACAGACTTTTTCCAGCCGGTGTACCAAGCGCCTTCCACAATGTTGTAGAAAATCTCCCCTGTGTCTTGATTAATAGATTGGACATATGTGGGGATGGAGGTATCCCAAGGTCGTCCTATGTGATCTTTACCACCATTAAACTTAGAGACAAACTCTTTTAGGGTTAGGGTCCGACTGCTATTACGCTTACCCCGCCTGTAGTGGATAAGGGTGTCACCAGACTTGCACCCAGCAGGCCCAAAAACAATAACTTGATCCGAGTTTTTAAGTGCTTCCAAGTAGTCTTGCTGTCTTTCATTTCGCGGCACCAAGTGTATAGGTTGTTTCTTTTCATCGTGTTTAGTCCTAGTCCTCCGGGTCTTTGGCTTGGGCTTCTGTTGCACGATTAAGGCTCTCCATTATACTTTGTCTTTGTTGGTGACTGTAGGAGGACCACAGTCTGATTTGTTCTATAGTCCTCCCACAGCCTATGCACTTATCCTCGTGGACTTTGCACACACGAACACACGGGCTATTCACAACTACGGATGCCAGTCTCAGGGTCGATATAACAAGCTCCACCCTCTACGACAGTCTCATCAGGGGCTTGCTCAGGTTCCTCAACAACATCCTCAGAAGCACTAGCATTAAGGATACCAAAGCGTTTACCAGCAGCACGGAAAGTAGTGCAACCTTTAGCCCCACCTTCGTAAGCCTGAAGATACACATCCTTGAATTGCTCCCAAGTAACACTCTCACCAACATTACAAGTCTTAGAGCAAGCACTATCAACCCACTCCTGAGCAGCATTAAGCATCCCTACGTGATCCTCAACAGAGATACTGTCCGCTGTGTCACACTTAATACCCCACTCACGATAAGCATAGTCTTCTACACGTTCCACCATAGGCCCATCAAAAGTCTGGATAGTCCGGTCGTAGTAATGAGAGAACACAGGCTCAATACCACTAGACACATTGTTTGCTGTGAGACTGATAGTCCCTGTAGGTGCAATACTAGTCAGGTGGCTGTTACGAATACCGACCTTAGAGATAGCCTCTTGAACGTCACTGTCAAGTTTCTGGATAAACTTACCACGCAGGTATTTCTCCTTGTCAAACAGAGGGAAGGAACCCTTCTCAGCAGCGAGACTTGCAGAAGCCATATAGCAACGGTTAGCAATCAGTTTGAGAACCTTACGGGTAAACGCTTTAGCTCCATCACTACCATACTTGATACCCAAAGCACCAAGAACATTCCCAAGACCAGTTACACCAAGACCCATACGCCGTTTGTTTTTAGCTTCTGTTTCTTGCTCTTTGAGTGGGTAGGTAGTTTCATCAATGACGTTATCCATAGCGCGGACTACATGAGGAATGTCATGCTCAAGAAGACCCCAATCAAAAACACCCTCATGGTCAACTCTCTTGATGTACTTGGTCAGGTTAAAACTGCCCAACAGACAGGCCCCATACTCAGGGAGAGGCTGTTCGCCACATGGGTTTGTAGCTGAGATATCCTCACAATACCAAAGGTTATTCATCTGGTTCACACGGTCAATGAAGATAACCCCCGGC